CCTGTTGGTTGAACCGTTATTCATTGATGCAGGTCTTGAAAGTGTGTTAACGTCTGTGACAACGTCGAATATTGCACCAAAGTCAGTCGTATCCATGTCTATGTTGCGTAATGCCTTCATACACACAGTTCTGGTGGTGTTACCAGAATATTGGAATATACCTTGCATATCACCCTTCTTGAAGCCATCGAACACTTCCTTAATGTCCAATGGAAGGTTGTAAAGTTGCTCTACAGACATTTTTATCTTGTCTAAGGCTAATGCTATGATGTCAAGTGTTGTCAGGCTTAAAGCGTCAATTTTCAACAAATTGAGGTACTCAGCATCACGTTTGTCTAATGCTATTTGGTCTCCCATGATGGTGGTTATGTTAGTCAAGGATTCACTGGACACAACAAGTCCAGCTGCATGCACGGTGAAACCACGCAATTGCCCCAACATTCTGTCCATACCCTCTGGTACTGCAGGATATGCTTTACGCATCTCACCAAGCACCTCAACAATGGTATTGCTGCCACCTTCCTCAACCAACATCTTCTTGAAACGCTTGACCTCGAATGGCGGTATACAATAACACCTGCCAATATCATCAATCAAGCCTTTCTCGTGGTACATGGTGTAGCCAGCCACGTTCTTAACTTTGTCTTCTCCCCACTTGCCTTTCATGTAATCCTTGACTTCCTCACGTCTCTTGCTCTGGAAGTCCAAGTCAATATCAGGTGGGTCATTTCTGGATGGGTCAAGAAACCTTTCAAACAGTAGCTTGAAGCGTATTGGGTCAACCTCTGTTATACGTGTGAGCCACGCAACCAGTGAAGCACCTGCACTACCACGTGCTGGACCAACCATGATATTGTGCTCTTTTGCCCACTTTACCATGTCGGCAACTATCAGGAAGTAGTCATAATAGCCTTTGTCCTTAATCAGCTGCAGTTCGTATTGCCCTTGCTTACTGTAAGTTTTACCCTTGCATTGGCGGTATTGCCAACCTTCATTGCACGCTGCTACCAATTCTTGGTAACGCTCTTCATCAGGCTTGTCATTCCACTTCATTGGTGCTGCAGATGGTAACTTGTATGATTCACACATATCAGCTATCTTGTCTTGGTTTGACACCGCTTCTTTGACTATCTTCTTGCCGTATGGCTGCAACCATTCTTTGAACTTGTCCTCACCAACCAAACAGCACCGTTCACTCATCTCTCCTGAAAAATTCTTGACGTTCTTCTTGCGTCGCACCATTGCTAGGAAATGCTGCAGCCACTTGTCTTGCTCTCTGACAAAATGCACATCATTTGTGGCAACCACCTGAAGAGAACCACGCTGGGCAAACTCAATCAATTTCTTGGTTACATAGTCACTAGTGACGTCAATCTCCATCTTATCGTCATCTTCCATAGCATACGCTATATCCAATGGCTGGATTTCTACGAAGAAATGTTCAATGTTCTGGCTAAGGTGCAACAATAGCTGTTCTGCTTCGTCCAGTTTGTTCTTGTTAATCAACTCAGAAACCGCTCCAGACATGCAACCACTAAGCACTACAATACCTTTCTGATACTTAATCACGTCCTCGATGTCAACGCATGGCAAATAGTAGAAATGGTCTTCCGTATATGCCAGTGAAGCCAAGGCTACAAGGTTTTTATATCCCTCAATATCCTTGGCTATCAATGTGATATGGTTCTTGCGTTGTCGCTTCGTGTTCAGATACAGTTCTACACCGTACAATGGCTTGATGGTGTGCCATTTTGGGTCAGCACACAAGTGGTCTTTGTCTTTCATGTCCATAATCTTGCCACATGAAAGACACTTCCCATACTTGTTTACAGCCATTTCCAATTTTGGGTGAGCACTGGTATTCCCGTGATCACATATACATAAACCTTTTAATTCGAGTTCTAATGCACGTATAACTAGCTGCTCTGGTAAACCAAAAGCATCGAGTTTGCTAAAAGTGCTATGAGTGTGTAAGCTACTTGCCATGATTCCACCTCCCAACTGTATAAAGTATTTTTCTTATTGTTTTGTTGTTCCATATTGGTTGCCCATCTACAATTTGAAGGCTCATAATTTCCATCATTATTAATACGGTCTAAAGTAAGTTCATCTGTATAACCATGAGTTATAGCCCAATTCATAAATGGTATAAACTCTTGCCATTCATCACAAACTTTGATTCCTCTGCCACCATAATTATGATATCGCACGTTGTTCTTATTAGAACAACGTGCTTTCATAAGCTTCCAAATTGTGTAAAGACGTGTATCACTTTGTCTCACACAAATCACTCCTTGTAATGTATTAATTCAACTCCTGCTTCGCTTAATAGCTTTATAGCCAATTCGTCGGGATAAGATTCTTTGTATACAATGGCGGTTATCCCAGCGTTTATTAAAAGTTTAGCACAGATGACGCACGGTTGATGGGTAACATAGCAAATGCCACCTCTTACTGCATCACCTTCGTTAAGTGCATCAATGATACACCCAACGTCCTTGCACTGATGGCAGTTGACTGGTGAGAAATTGTTCCCTGCACCAGTTACTATGCCATCCAATACAATTACCGCTCCTACCTTCCGACGCAAGCAGTTGCTATCCTGTGCTGCTATCTCTGCTAAGTGCATGTAATCTCTATCCCTCACGTTTATCACTCCTTAAAATGGTGCATGCTCTTCAGTGCATTACACGCACATTCTTTGATTCCTTTAACATAAAATTCACACATTTCCTTGTGTATGCAGCCTTTACAAGTTGCTGCAATAAGTGAGTCTTCCTTTGGACATTGGCGGTCAAAGATGCCTTTGTATTCACACCTGCCTGATACCGCACATATCGGCTGCAAGAATTCTGCAAGCACTGGGTGTACCTTGTCTGCTACCTCCTGTTTAATCTTGCTGAACACCGTTTTCCAGTGTCCTTGGGACTGGTAGCACAACCTTACATGGCTGGCATGGACAAGTGTCTTAAAGTTGTATTTAACACCAATCTTGGTCATTGTGCCGATTGGTAGTACGCCACGTGCATCTTCCATGGAGACACCAAGCTGAATGAGTCTTGCGTACACGTCTGCAATATCTTCCATACAATCTGTGAACAACTCAGCCTGTTCGCCTGTCTTGATTGATGCACCCATATCATAATCGAACCCATCTTCACGTGTAGTGAACCTCAGTGATTCTTGGTGGTAAGTCGCTCCTACCCTTGTTCTCACCAATTGATGGGTTAACGCTCTTGGCACATTCTCTATTTGGAACAACATATCAACTGTCTCTAAACCACCTGCCAGTGCCGTTCTCTTCAAGTCTCTGACAAGGCTGATGGCATATTCTTCATCAATCTCGTCGATATCGTGATACATCTTACCCTGCATGTTCAAAAGTTGGCTAGCTATAGCCTTTATTGGATTTCCTGTCCATGAAACCAGTGTTACCTTTGGTTCTACAACTGCTTTATACATCTCTATAGGAGAAGTTACAGATATTCCCATTAAATACACGCTCCTTCACATTTTATTGGAATTGTAGGTTATTGTTCCACTATCAACTACTTACAGCGTCCTCTTACCCAAGCCTACAAGATTTAGCCTTGACATTGCCCTGCATCGATACGGATGATGTTGCCAGTGGCGTAATCACCCTTGCTAGCAACAAAATAAACCCACTCTGCAACCTCATGTGTGGTCAATCCACGTCCAATGGGTATATTAGCCGCCAACATTGCTGCAGCCTTTTCTTGGGATATGTTACGCTGTGCTGCCACGTCGGCTATGGTCTTTGCATCCATGGCTGTTCCAGTCACCATTCCTATTGCCAAGCCTGTGACTAACCAGTCATCTGTGTGGTATTTGTTGAGCTCTCTTGCTGTACATCTCAGGAAGTGGTTAGCACCAGCTTTGGATGCACCGTATGCAAATGTTGAAGTCTTTGGTATCTCACTGGTATCACTGGTGATAGGCAAGAACACCTTTCTGTTACCATCGTTGTCGAAATATTTGACGTACGCCTGAAGGGACAAGAATAAGCCTTTTAGGTTGATATCGATGGTCTTATCCCAGTTTTCTTCAGCATATTCCTCAATTGCTCCAAGAATATTAATACCGTGACATGGTATAACTATATCGAGTCTGCCAAACTTGTCCTTTATTGCACTGAAAACCTGCTCTACACTGCTTTTGTTGGTGATGTCCATGAACATGTCTGCCTTGTTGTTGATGTCGGCTGTAATGACTGTGAAATCCTCTTTCCTGAACTTCTTAGCAACCGCTGCACCGATGTTGTCTGACTCGTTTGTACCTATTACCAAAACAACTTTTCCACTATTACTCATGTTTGAACGCTCCTTTCAAATTAGCCTTTCTTGTTTTAGTCATTCCATGTTTATAATTATTGTTATACTCCAGTGACTGACTCATCCTTTTGCTCCTTTGCCAAGGTAGTAATTCTCACCAGTCATGTCAAACAGTGGCATTGCCATCAGGTTGACACAGAACTGTGCTACATCGACTGGGTCATGTGCTTCACTGTATATTTTATCCACCTGTTCTTGCGACATTCCACGATTGTTAATCAAGCCTAATTGCACATTCTTCGTCATCTGTGTGCCAGCCAGATTTCCTGGATGTACACCAATTACTGATATATCATGCGGTTTAAGTTCGTACCCTGCACACTTCACATAATGTGCTAATGCTGCTTTGGATGCACAATAGGCACTGCAGTTTGTGAAAACCGTCCTGCTACCTGTGCTACCAACGTGAACTATAATGCCACCAAGCTTCTGTGCAATCCTTGCGTTGGCGTATGCAGAGGTCAAAGCCATTGCCCCAACAATGTTAATATCCATGACACGCTGCATTTCAGTGTAGGTTGCGTGTAGCACATCTTCGTTAAGTGTGATTCCAGTGCAATTGTAGATGATATCGTAATCACCCAAGTTGCTAGGATATGTCGATAAGTCAGTGATATCCCAGCTGTCTGGCATTGCGTCAACTTGAAAATCCTCTCTGTCAATCAGCAACCCAGCTATGTGCCCACTAAGTGATTGAGGTCTTACCCTTGTTATAAGGACTTTAAACAGCTTTTTACCAAGTGCCATGCTATTCACCCAACCTTTCGTCAATTGCCTTCCTCATGGCCAATAGATGCTCTCTTGTTGATGTTTCACCATTGATGTTGTCTTCATCCAAAGCTAGGATGCCATATATGGCATAGGCTGCAATATCAATGAGTGTATCCTTGATACCCTCGTTCTTGGCTGCAACCTGTGTGCCACCCTTCTTCCAGATGAGTTCATTGAGACGTCCTTCCTTGATGAATATCTTTACGTATAGTCCAAGCAAACCCAGTCGTTTCCACGTATTGCCATAGTCTTCTGTTTTTACACCTCTTGCTGTGTTTAAAACCTCTTCTATCACATTTATGAATTTTCTATCATATTTGTGATTTTCTGTTTCTGATAACAATCCTAAAGATTCATTTGTAACAGCTTCTGAACCAAATTCTTTCAAAGCACGTTTGTCGTATGCTCTTGCTGCTGATTCTTTATCTGAAAAAGTTCCAATATGCTTGTTTTTACCATCCACTTGAATTCTTGCGTTATATTTTCCACATCTTTTATCTTCAGATACACCCTTAAATCCAGTTGTATTATTCAACTGCATTCCCCTGTTCCTGCTGTTAACAGCGTGTGTTACGAATCTAAGATTTTCTTTTCTACAATTAGTCTTATCTCTATCTTTATGGTCAATAACCATATCTTTTGGTGCTTTACCAATTATCAATTGGTGTGCTTTTATATCATTGTTCACCAAATAGCCATCATCATCTTCATACCAATTATATTTTGACAATATTTCTTCAAATTCTTCATCAAAAGTAAAAATAGTTCCTCTGGAAGATACAATTTCAATCAATTTATTTTCGTTCAATGTCCAGCACCTCCTTTAATGTAGCGACTCTCACAACATTATCTCTGAGAGACACTTGATTGTAGGTTTTGTCGATAAGGTAGCACTTGAAACCTGCTTCACTGATGCCATTGGCAAACCCAGCTACATCATCAACAAAGAATTCTACCTTGTCCTTGCCAAACTCCTTTACCAACCGCTCTCCTTTGGCTTCGTCGAATAGGATTGCATCATAATGCAGCCTGTTTTCAACCAACCAGTACTGGGTATCTGCGAATATCCTCTTATACTTGTCAATAGGACGTGATGTAAGCAGAACCACGATGTAACCCATGTATTTCAGTTCGTCTAGGAATTGCCTAGCACCTTCAATCACTGGTATGAAACGCTTCTGTCCACTATCACGGTACAAGTGCTTCAACCGTGTGGTTTCCTCAACTGGCAATCCCAGTTGTTCAACTATATTGTAATTCGTGATAGTTCGGTAATCATACGATGTTCCCAGCTGTTCATTGACAAATTCAATGAATGACCTAGGATAGTCGGCAAGCACGCCATCAATGTCAACTCCCACAATCTTGCCATCATATTTCAACACCCTTTCTTGGAAGAACCTCTGTTTCACTACATTGGACTTCCTGTGGTATTCTTCCATGAGTTCTTCAGCGGTTACGCCATGCACTTGGCATAGGCACATGAAGTACTTGAACACGTCAACCAGTTCCTCTGTCAAGTTGCTTCTAACGGTCTTCTTGCCAGTGATTTTGCGATGTGGCTTGACTCTGTCTCATCAAGGACTTCCATGAGTTCCTTGTTGATGAGCAATGTGTACTTCTCATGCCACCACTGTCTTTGCTCTGGTGTCATCTCTTCAGGTGAGCACGGTAATATCAGGGAATTAAAGACGTATTGGTCTTTCCAGATTTCCTCAATGTCGCCACACCTGTTCTGACTATATCGTACACTTGGTGCACCAGTCTTTTTCTGTTCCATTCGGCAAACCTCCCTACTAACATGATTTTGTTGGTTTCAAACACGTCATATACATTGATGTCGGTCTGAGTCTTGATTTTCTTGATTGGTATCGCTGTTGGATGTGCTCCTACGAATTCTGTGTAGGTTTGACCAAAAACCTTGCTGGCTCGATACCATGGCACATTCATGTCTAGATTATACACCACAGTGAAGTCTTTCAATTCCAGACCGTCGGGCAATCCCTCAGACACGTACACCGTCTCACTTTCACAGTTCACTTCTGGGAATATCACCTGAAGAGGGATGGTGCTGATTACCAAGTCATAGTCCTGCTGAAACAGCCTAACCACGTCTTTGCTCACGTTTACCTTGCGTATCTTGTGCTCGAACTGAGTCATCAAGATACCAAAGGCTTCACGGAAATCGTAAACGGTTGTCTCTGCAGGCAAATCCACCAATGAGTTGTTCAACACTTTGTCGTTTCCCCAAACCTTTTGACTGTACTGGACGTTTGCCTCAACCGCCATATCTGGTGGCTTAACGACCAAATTTTCAAGCCTGTGTGGGTCAAGCGGTATGTTGCAGTTGCCATGCAGGTAGTGCAACCCTTTCTGTTGGGATACGTTCGCAACACACCTATCATAGATGTTGAAGGTGTTTACACCCTCATCCACCAGTGCTTTTGCGGCTATTAAACCGCTCATACCACTTCCTAAGATAGCTACATTCATATTATCTACTTCCTTTCCACTTTCTCAATATAGCGTTGAATATCTCAGTTTTACGGTACATATTACCACTTCTCACTATTAATCCACGCTTAATGCAGTAAGTAATGAGTTTCTTGGTTTCCTCTCTGTCCATATTCAGCATGAACTCCAATTCATTGATAGCAAAGAATTTGAGAGTCATGAAGATGTCACCTATGTTGCGTTTAGCGTTGAACATGCCAACCATTTCCTTGTATACGATGTCAATAGACTCCTTCTTCTTGTTCTCAGTCTCTGACAGCTGTGCATACCCAAAGCTTTCCTTGCTGTATATGGCATTCAGGTAATTAACCACATATTCCACGTGTTCTGGTGTCACTATGACGTCGTTACCATCGGTTGTACTGAATAACCTACAAGCCACTGCAACCGCAAGTCTTGACAATTTAACACGTTGATTTGCACCCTCAACCAATGGAAGTACCTGTGGTGCATACTTTTCACCCATGGAGTTTGCAGCTGCATATATGCAGTCAATTGCATCAGACGTGAAGTGTATTTGCTCTGGTTTCCTGCTCCATGCCCACATTACCAGTGCATTGCACAGGTCTGATGTATATTTGTGTTCAACGGATGGCATCTGTTCCAGCCTTCTGTTAATCTCATCAAGTGGAACTTCACCATTGGCTGCAGTTACAACAAATTCGAATCTGGCTATATCCTCCATCTTACCGATAAGTTCGATAAGTGCATCAACGCCACCATATGTGCCACTGCCACCAAGTCCTTTACCTTCACGGTCATTTGATATCCATATAAGCCGTGTTCTTGCGTGTGTACGCTCAATCTGTATTTTTGTAATCTCAGCAACACCTGAAGAACGCACTCCCGACATTTTCTCAAGGATATCAACAGACATACCGCTTACCTCATCAATAGCCACCAAACGTCTGTCATTCATTGGTATCTTGCCCCAAGTGACCATGTTTCTGCGTCCGTTTGTGTTAACTCCACCAACTAACCCAGCAAACGATGTAGATTCACCAGTCAGAAACTCACCAGCACGGTAATGTTCTATCAACCGCTGCACCGTCTCTGATTTACCTGTCCTTGTGTCTCCTAGAAGCAAGCATTCCACCCAACCACGCTTTTCCTGCTTACCGTTGAAATTGAATGATAAGGCACTGTGGAACACCAAGTCGGTTGCAATGTGCAGGTCATCCCTGCCATAAATCTTAGTTACGTTCAATGACAGGTCTTTCACGATATCCTTGATTTTCGCTCCTACCTTGCCTTTCTCAGCTTGGAATAACTTAAGCTTCTCATACAATTCAGGCGTCATCACAAAGCTGGCTACACTGTCTCTGGTTCGCTCCACATAGTTGATTTGGCTCACTGCACGTTGGTCTTTCGGGTGACTCCATGTTGTACCACGCATTATATACGATTGGCTTGTATCCACATCGTCATCAATGACATAGGCTTCACGTAACACGTACTCCTGTCTCTCTGCACTGTAATCAAGGTCTGGTGTCAACATTACCTGCTTGATGGATATGGTGTCCTGCTCTTCAATTGTGCATCTCAAGCACTGTACAGGTATGTTTGCGTTCTCTTTCAACACCCTTTGCTTCTCGTTGTCATTGCACTCAAATAACTGCAATATGGTTCTCTCAGTCGGCTCTAACTCCATTTCCAGTGTGCTTGACGTTCCAACGGAACATGGGCAATTTGGACACATATTGCCATTAGCCAGCGGTATACATCTTACTGAGTACTTTGTAGGTACTAGGTATGAAGAACTGCTCTTGCCTGCTACCATACACCTGATTTCATACGTCATACCATGGTTGGCGTTGATTTCACTCAACTCAATGTGCTTGATTGATGCATTGTCAGCCTTTTTCCTTGTAGTCGACTTGAACACAGGTGCGTTGTCTATAACCTCATCTAAATCAGCCTTCGAATGACCAAGCTTGACAAAGAAGTCTGTTATGTCCTTGTTCTTGTCATCCCTGATTGGCAGGTGGATGATTTTGACTTCCTTAGCGTAATCAATCAGGCTTGAAGCCACCTTGAATGAGCCACTATCACCAGTCTTGTCGGTATCGTATGCAATCCACACAATTTTGTCCTTGAACAGCGGTGAAAATGTTTCCTTCCAAGTACCTGCACCACCAGTTACTGTCATTGCATTATAACCCATTTGATTGGCTAAAATACAGTCAACTTCACCTTCACACAGTAATATAGGCTCGTCAACCTTCAAGTTGTCCAGAGGGTACAATTTACACGTTCTGCCTACCTTGTCCCATATCATCTTGTTCTTGTTGTGAGTGCCGTAACACCTGACACCAACTGTGCGTCCGTGTTCTTGGATTGGTATCCCTATTCTTTCTGCACTCCACCACATCAGCTTACGCTTAATGATGGTTTCTCTGGTTAGTCCTCTCTCAGTTGTCAAGAACTTGTAGAACTCACTGCCACGCTCATCTAGCAAGGCTTCATGCTTAGCCTGAACCATTTCTTCATCAGGAAGGTCAAATTCAAGCTTTATGATGGTCTCGTCTACTTCTTTACCATCCATGATATCATCGCAAATGCCCTTGGCATAGTTGATATCGATTTCCTCATTGTCAATTAATTCACGATAATCCTTGTAGAAGTCATATACATAACCTCCTTTGTCACAGGCGTGGCAACGATACTTGCCATTCATCAGATTTATTGACATTGACTCCTTTTGGTCATCGTGACAAAAAGCTTTGACGCTACACTCACCAGCCATGTTTGGAGTCAGGTTGTCGTAGAATCTGCTATAAAAATTGGCATATTTGTCTTCGTATCTTTTCTTAGCCATTATTACCACCTGCTTTACGTATCACAGGTTGTATCAATCTTGCATCTTTCCATCCTCTGTGATATCTGTCTTGCAATATTCTAAGTTTTAATCCAGTACGTTTGCTCCATCCAACTAAAGTATCTGAAGTGTCATCAATCTTAACATATATTGTGTTATGTTTGTTATTCTGTTGCATAGCCATCACCTCACTTCAGGCTCAAATTTTTCGTAACATGCTTTGCAGCATATGATTCCGTTCGCTTCGTATAGCACCTTATTGCCCAACACATCCTCTGATTCACCACAGGCTGGGCACTTGTCTGGTATGACAATCTGCTTGATTTTAAATGGCAATTCGATGGTTTCTGGCTTGTCGAAGTCTTCACCCACATCTATATCGATGTCTGCCAACACTTCCATCAACCGCTTCTTGTCACGGAACATTTCCTCGACGAAACGTGTCAGCAACTCAGTAGTCTTGATTCCATTGTTCTTAGCTACTGTTTCAAAGCCTTCAAGCACCTTTGGTGCCAAAACAATGCTTATTTTGTGCCTTAACATACCATCACTCCTTTCACACTTGATTATACGGTTGGTACGGGAAATCAATTCTATACGTGTTTTTCTGGTATTTTACTGGAAACTTTTAATGGCACAAAAAACCCTTGAACTCATTGAGCCAAGGGCTTTGCTGATTTTCTATTAAGTTGTTAATGTGCAATGGGTGGTTATCAGGTCTTTATCGTGGTAGTGACCACACTTGCCTCTTTATCTAGGCTAACGTGCCTGTACACCCAGCATTGCTTATTTGAAAGGAACATCGTCCTCATCATCTGATGACTCATCTGCTGCAGGTGCTGTGTTTGACTTGCCACCTGAAGCCTGACCACCGCTAACAGATGCACTTGCATCGGTTAAAGAAAGGAATTTCTTCACGTCTGCATAGGTTTCGTCTGTCTGTGTGTTCTTTCTGTGGTACACGATGACTTTGATTTCCTTGCCTACACATTTGCTGAAGTCAATGTCAACTGTCTTCTTGCCAAGTGTAACACCGCATGCTACAAGGAACTCTCTGATTTTGAACATAGTCGATTCAACGAATGTCAAGTTGGTGAATATCTGTCTGCCTTTGAATTCACCCTTGCTGACTTTGAGCACAACCTTCAGCATGTCATTGCCATTGCTTGACTGCTTCTCAGTTAAGTCAAAGATGTGAACACTGTATGTTCCTGCAGGCAATAGGTCAAAACCTTCTGATACGTTTGAAAAATCAATTTTTCTTTTAAGTGCCATGATAATCTCCTTCTGCCTTTCGGCTTGCCTTTCGGCATTTTATTTTGGTTTATTGTTCTGCACCTGTGATAAGTGCCATAATACGTTTGAAAGTTGGATTTAAGACGCCATTTCCAAGTCTGCCAGAACGGTCTTTTGCTGTCCTGTTCTTGAATGGCTGCACTTGCAGTATCCTGTCAAGTTTGGTCTCATCGTCCTTGTTCTGTTTAACATAGTAGTATCCCACTATATCAACATAGCTGTACACGTCCTCTGACAATTTGTCAGTCAATGCAGGTCTGGTATAGAGTTCACCAGTCAGGTCATCTTTGGTCTCCTTGGCAAGTGCCGTGAATATGACGTTCATCGGCAAGTCTCTGAAGGCTCTGACCACCTTCCTCATCTGGTTGGTGTTACTGCCATAATCAGGTAATGTTGCAGCTTTGACTTCAAAGTCTGCAAAGCCTGTGACCATCTCAGTATCATCCTCAGTTGAAGCGGTTAATTGTGCAGCTTCTTGCTCAGCTGCTTGTTGTTCGCCATCTGACTCTTCATCATCGTCGCAAATGATGTCACCGTCCTCAGTGTCACCGATTTGATTCCATGTACCACCGTGTTTGATATCGATGATTCTGTCCATACTGCGTTTCTGCAGTTCTGTCAGTGAGTCAATTGCAACTGCATAGTACAATCTTGGTTCTTGCCCATTCCTAGGCTCGTCACCATGCTCCATAGTCCACAACGCATCTTTGATACGTTCAAACCTTGCAACTGCATCCTTAGGCACTTCTTTCTTGGTCTTGCCTGCATACTGTTTCTGCAGCTTAGTCAAGCGGTCTCTCAGTAAGCAATGGTTGTACAGGAATTCGTAAATGAGATTCATCTCAACGAAATTGTCCAACGGGAATGACTTTGCTTTCTGGTTTACAATGTCCTTCAAGTCAGGGTTTTTGAGTGATAGCAAGCCGTTTTCATCTGACACTATGAATAGGTCTGGTGCTGTGCCTGCAAGCACTGTTTTACCTTGCCCTGAATCACCATATATGAGGATTTTGATGTAATACTCGATATCCTCAACTGCAATTGACTTCTTGGTCAATAGTTTGGTGAATTCTTGCATGTTTGTTCTCCTTTCTGCCTCATCTTTTCAATGGGCTAATCAATTCTTCACCTCTTAGATTCATATCATAATATCTGTATCTAAGAGTGGTCGGTTTTAAGCCAACACGTTTTGACCAACCTGTGATTGTATCTGTGATACCGTTAATTGTAATGAATAATGTGTTCCGCTTATTGTTTTGTTGTTCCAGATTGGTTATCCATCTGCAATTGCTCGGTTCATAACCCATATTGTTGTCTTTGCGGTCTAAAGTAAGTTCATCTGTATAACCATGAGTTATAGCCCAATTCATAAATGGTATAAACTCTTGCCATTCATCACAAACTTTGATTCCTCTGCCACCATATCTTGGGTAATCAGGTGCTTTTGAATTACTACAACGTCCTTTCATATGTCCCCATATGCGATATAATCGTGTTTCCTCTAATCCGTGTTTCACAAATATCACCTCGGTCTGCCACAATCGGCTGGTTAGCTGGTATGGTTGAGAAGAAGTTGTGCAGCGTCTTGTATCTGCCTAGCAACGTTTCCACCGCTGCACTGAAGCTTACCCACCATACACAACAATTATACGCTTACCGCTTCTGTTCAATTCCATCCAATAATTCTTTGCCTATCTTTCCGGCTCTTGCATTGAAAGTTCAGGATTCATGGTTTCTCTGACTATGAAGTTGCCTGCAATGTAGCTGGCTGTGTCACCCTTCTTGCTGTCAAGTATGCACAAATTGCAGTACTGGCAGTTCTTGCACATGAAGTTTGGTGTTCTGTAGAACACGGCTTCATCTTTGGTTTTGTTGTACAGCTTCATCATACCCTTGATTGCCTGCACTGTGTAGAATATCTCATTCCTAGTCTCCAGTAACTGATGATGTTTCCTGGATATTATCTTTCTGCCAAAGAAGCGGTCTCCCTTCTCCTTCAAGATACCAAGGATTTCCGTGTAGTCTGCAGGGTTAAAGCCATGCTCCAATATGGCTTCCATGTACATATCGTATGTTGTGTCAATGTTCTTGGCTACGCTCAATCCCTTACCGCTCTTCAGTGGCTCAGGCTTGCGTGGTGCTTTCTTCCTGATTACATTAAGGATACCACCACCATAGTCCTCATAAAGCGTGCTTGCCACCAATGTGTAGTTGTTAAGCTGTTCTTCCAACTCAACTGTCTCAAAGCGGTTGTCAACGCTGTCTGCAGTGGTCTTGTGTTCAAAGAACCAGATGGTATCAAACTCGTCTTTGACAATCATGTCAAATTTACCCATAAACTTGTCTCTAGTCCGTTTCCCATTGGCAGAGTATATTGGTATGGTGAACTCCTTTTCCGTGGCTAAAACACAATATTTTGACAAATCATCTGCATTAATCTCGATGTACCGTGTGACAATTGCTTCTGCTTCTTCTCTCATCTCGACAAATTGAGCAACTTCCTCATCAAACAGGTCTTTTGTCTTCTCAGCAAAGTATGCTTCACTGGCTGTCATCATGGCTGTGTAACGTATTTCAGTCAACACCTGAAGGCTGTCACCGTGTGTACCAGTCACCAGAATGGCACTCCCATTACCTGATGGGTTATAGAAGCTGTCCAGCAAATGATGCACGTATGAGCCAAGTTCTAGGTTACGCTTGTGCCCTACTGGGTCAAGCAACTTCACGAATCGGTAAAACCACTTCTTTGGGCACGCTTTGAAGCATGCCAGCTGGCTTGTTGTAAATTTCATTAATCCTTCACCTCTCTCACAATATATAGGTTTTCGTTTATTCGTTGTATCCTAGTTTTCACAGGACACGCATTCACTATATCCATGGCATGCACCGCATTAGTGCATGTCGTGAAGCCTTTCTCAGCAACTTCCTTTACCTTCACGTTGGTCTCAGCCTGTGACAGATGCCCTTTGTGACGAATGAGATACCTTATGACCAACACGATGTAAATCACTATTGCCATCATTACTGCACCGATGATGAAGTTTACGAACGTTGTTATCAGGTATGATACCATACCAACACCTCCTTAGCATTCGTGGAACGCTTTCCACTTGAATGTGCGTTTTGTTTGATTCCAGTCAATACCAAAGGCTTCAAACAGCTTCTTAAGGTTGCTGAAGTTCCTGCCATACGGTGAGAACATCTTGAATAACTCACTGTAACGGTTCAAGAAATCCTGTGCTTCCTCAAACTCCATGTCCTCATGTCTTGGGCATTTCCAACGGAAAAAGTCAGATATTGACTTTACATAGTCGTATTGCTTCTGGGTGCATGTGTTACGGCTGAAATCATAGTCCTTATAACTTGTTCCTCTACCATAGTTACCTTGTGCTGTGCGTTGTCCTTGCTGTCTTTGCTGTCCACCTGAAGGGTTGGATTTGCTCCATTGTTTACCAGTCCATTTCTGTCCTGTTATTGCCTCCCAGCGTCCTATAGATGCATTGCGTTCATGTTCACCAGTTGAAGGATGTAAAATTAAAGCTTCTAATGAAGCCACTCGTCTTGCTTTGCTATCAGTCATACTTATCACTCCATTCGCTTGATTATACATCAGATGCCGCAATGTCATTCCATTTCTGGACATATTCCCGAAATAAGACGATAGTAATTGACCGCTCAAAATGCTCCTTTTAAAGGGATGGATTGGATTGATTTGTCCTTTAAAGCACGAAAACAAAATATTTTCATTTACTATCGTCTTATTTCGGGGAATCTTACCGAAATCCAGATGATATAGAAAAAGGTGGATTCTCAGGAATCCACCTTTAACTGGATGTGCTGGTTATACTTCAATGTCCTTGGCTTTGATTACGTCCTTTGAGAACGGAACTTTCATGTCAATGCCATGTTCCTTGCAGTATTTCTTTTTGAGGTCTTTGAACTGGCTCTTATCAGCGACTTCCAAGATAGTCATCTGAAGGTTGCCTTTGCATGCATCGTATGCATCCTGCATTTCCTTGTTAGGGTTTTTCTTCTCAGCATTCCACTTGCTGTAGTCTTTCCAACAAACTTCAATTCTTGAAGATGTACAAACTGCTTTGTATTTGCCATCAGGACTGGATACAAGGAACACACCGCTTGTTACTGGTGCTTTCTCCTTCTTCTCAGGCTTGGTTGCAGTCTCTGCAGCCTTGTTCTCAACCTTGGTTTCTGCTGCTGTGTCAGCTGCTGCATCTGCAGCTTTCTTGTTTGTCAATTTTACTCCCATGATAAAATCCTCCTTATTAATCGTGCTACACCGTATGGTGTGCTGTGCTTCGCTAACATTATACGTGGTGTTCCGTTGTTCAATTCCATCGTTGACGCAATTCGTTTCCGTATTTTTCTAAGAACGTGAATTTGCCGTCTATGATGTGGTTGAAGCTGGTTTCCTTCCTTAGAAGTCGGTATTCAATGTATTCCTCGATGCTATCTTTGGTGACGATGCTATAAACTCCTAATGCGTTCTTCTGCCCAATTCTCATGAGTCTATCCTCTGCTTGCAGGTTTTTCATAGGGTTTGGGTGCTTGTCAAGGAATATGCACATATCTGATACGTGCTGCAAACCGTCCAAGCCTGTGCCACCAGCCTGTATAGTGGCTATCAATATCCTGCAATCTGGGTCATTCTGGAAACGTTTGACAGCCAGTTGCCTCCCTTCAGGTGTTACCTCACCATGTATCTCAGCTACCTGCCAGCCACGGTTATTGAGGTTATCCCTTGCTATTTTGAGTGCTTCTGAGAATGTGGTAAATACCACAATCTTGTGGTCTTTGATGCTTGATTCAATGAGGTCTTCCAGTGCTTGAAGTTTTGCCGATGTAACGCCATCACGCTTTGTTCCCAATAGGTGCTGGGTGATACATACCTGTTTAAGCCTTGTAAACTGTGTTAAAACTGTTGGAGTCACGACAACGTCACCGTTATCCAGTACTGCTATCATATCCTTTAAAACGTCCTTATAAACCATCCTATCAGCTGCAGTCATTTCGACTGGTATTGTGGTGTATTGCTTCTCAGGTAAATCAGGAAGCACCTCTGTTTTGAGCCTACGTATCATGCAAGGTTGCAGCAATTCGTGTATTTCCTTGGGTGATATCGCACCAACTGGTACTTTGATGTCCTTACCTTGTTCGTTGGTAAACTCATTGATTACACAGTATTGCTCAACGAATTTCCAGTAACTACTGAAACTCTTGGGGAATAGCCAGTTCAGTATGCTCCATAACTCCTGTGGTGCATTCTCCATTGGTGTACCTGTAAGTGCCCACGCATATGTGGATTTAATCTGTTTGATGGCTATGGTGTGCAGCGTATCCTTATTCTTAAGCTTGTGTGCTTCGTCACATATGACCACATCCCACTGCATACCTGCAAGTTCTGGGTGTATCCTAGCACCTTCATAGTTAATGACCATGTATCCTTCTTGATAGTCTGCAATCTGCTTATCACGCTTCTTCTTGTCACCATTAACCACGGTAATAGGCTTGCTTCCCCACTTTAACAACTCTGACTCCCAGCTGAACTTAACGCTATTGAGAGTGATTATCAAAATGCGGTGCAAACCTTGTTCCTCTGCAGCTGCAATGGATTCAAGCGTTTTGCCTAAACCCATGTCATCTGCACATATCACACGCTGTCCTTTTAATAGGAAGTTGACGCCAACACGCTGGTAGTCGTACAATTTGCTAGCTATGATGCTGCTAAGCTGCACGTCTTGGTTGTTCTTGATGCGTTTCAAACGTTCCCTACCTCGTATGTGCCTATCTACCCAGTCTTGAACCTCTGCACTGATGGTAATGTCTGGGAATGATATCTTTACCTGTCTGTATGTCTTGTAGTCGGCTTGCCATGCCCATGCTCTCAGTCCTTTGTTGAAATTCGCTCCTGGAATGGCTTTGATGCTCTCATTGTCATCCATGGTAGTGCCTGATATTACAAACTTATTGTCAATAAACAGTAGACTTGGCATCTTTTCTCCTCCTTCCTTCTGTTGTTGCATTGGACTTTCATGGTTGCCCATCTACAATTTGAAGGCTCATAATTTCCGTTATTGTCTTTACGATCAAGTGTCAGGTGTTCTTCATATCCGTTGGATAATGCCCAATCACGGAAATCCAAGAACGAATTGCACCATTGTGAGCACACTCTGATTCCACGTTCACCATAATAACTGTAATTGTGTGCTCTTGGATTGTTGCATCTGTTCTTCATGTCTGCCCATATCCTGTGTATCCTGCTTCTACTTAACCCATGCTTGGTATACAGCAAACTTGGCATTCTTGCACCTTCCTTCTTATACCCTTCATGATGCGTGATACGTGTGGCTGTTGGAAACCGTACATCTCAGCTATCTTCCACTGTTCAACACCATCGATGGCTATCTTGCATAATATGTCCCATTCCCTGTCTGTGAGCACTGCTTTGATTGCTTCTGCTACCTTACCGTATACAATGCGGTCTTCTACTTGTGCAAATCCTTCATCTTCATAGCCAAAGTCCTCGATTGAAGTACCAGTGTCTTCACCGTCTTCATTGGTTGAATCGATGAGAAGCATCTCAGATGAGTGGCGTTGGGTTCTACGTAACTCGTTACGAATCTCATTGTTAATATGGCTGTGTGCCCACGTTTGGAACTTAGCACCCTTACCATCTTCGAAGGTTTTGGAAGCTTTAAACAAGCCGATAGATGCAAGTTGGTAGCAATCATCATAATCAAGTGAAGTACGTCTGCTCCAGAATATGGCTGCAGATTTCGCAAGGTTAAGGTTTTCTTCAAATAATTTACTCATATGGTTTTGCTCCTTTTATTGTTATTTTTGGACTTTCATTGTCACCCACCTGCAATTGGAAGGCTCATAATTTCCATCGTTGTTTCGCCTATCTATGGTCAATCCATCTTTGTATCCATGTTCCAATGCCCATTCCATGAATGGTATAAATTCTTGCCACTCATCACAAACTGTAATACCACGACTTCCATAGTTCTTGTATTTGTCACCAAAGGTGCATGTGCAACGGTATCGCATTGCACACCATATATTATACAATCTTGTCTTTTTCAT